AAAAAATGGCTGACGTTACATTTACAGTAACGGGTCTTTCTTCTACTTCAAATTTAGGAGACCTGACTTATTCAGGAACTTCTGAAGGATGGGGACGTTTTTCATGGGGTCGTGCTGATTGGGGTGATACTAATCTTATTGTACAAGGTTGGGGTCGTGACACGTGGGGTTTTCAATCTTGGGGTGACACACCGATTGTTTCACTTACTGGTTTATCTGCAACAACAAGTGTTGGAAGTGTAGATGTAGAATTAAGACCTGGTTGGGGTACACTTTCTTGGGGCCAAAATGGTTGGGGATCAATTGAAAGTGCAACAGAGTCATTAACTGGATTTAGTTTAACATCAAGTTTAGGTACAGTCGTTGCAGAAGATGTTGTTGGTTTATCTGGATTTAGTTTAACTAGTACTTTAAATTCTTTATCAGCAGTTTTCACTGACACTACTGTTACTCTTCCTGGTCAGTCTTTAATATCTTCTTTTGGTTTATTATCTGTAGATGATCATTCAGTAGGTTTACAAGGTCAGTCAGCAACTTCTTCGGTTGGGTCATTAACACCGGCTGATGTAATAGGATTAACAGGTCTTTCTGCTGCTACAGATTTAGGAACTTTAGCTTTTAGTTCAAACCCTATAGTAAATTTAAGTGCTTTAACTGTAATAGCAGCTCAACTGGGAGGTATAACAGCTACTCCTGAAACTATAGCTACTCCTAGTGGTCAAAGTAGTACAACAAGTTTAGGAACAGTTACAACAGTTCAAGTAACTAATGCTTTTCCAGAGGGTCAAGTAGCTACTACAAGTTTAAATGATAATTTAATATTAAGATATTATCATAGACTAAGTCCTAAAACGAGTACTGGATACACAAGGATCACAGCTAAAACAAGCACAGGATATACAAGAAAAACACCGTAATAATTATGTTTGACTTAAAACTAAATAAACAATATAAATGCAATAATTAGGAGAATTAAACAATGGCTTCAACATACACACCTCTTGGTATAGAATTAATGGCTACAGGCGAAAACGCCGGTACGTGGGGAACAAAAACTAATACAAACTGGTCAATCATTGAACAATACACAGGTGGTTACTCTGCTAAATCAATTGCAGGTGGAGCACAAACTACAGCTTTAACAATTGTTGATGGTAATACAACTGGAACAGGTCAATTTAGAATGATTGAGTTTACAGGTACTATTACAGGAAACCAAATTGTTACAATTCCAAATGATGTAGAAACTTTTTACATGTTAAGAAACACAACATCTGGAGCAAATACAGTTCAATTTAAATATGCTACTGGTTCAGGAAATTCTGTAACTTTTTCTGCTACAGACAAAGGCGATAAATTAGTTTTTGCTACAGCAAATGATGGCAGTAATCCAGATATTAAAGATTTATCAATTGGTACAACTTCAGCTGCAGGATCAACTGGTCAAGTACAGGTAAATAATGCTGGTGCTTTTGCTGGAATTGCTGAAGGAACTAGCGGTTTTGTATTAACATCAAATGGCTCAGGAGCAGCCCCAACTATGCAAGCGCCTGCAGTTTCTGTAGGAAAAGCTATTGCAATGGCAATCGTATTCGGTTAAAAGGAAGAAGGAGATTAAAAAATGGCAAACCCAAATATAGTAAATGTAACATCAATCTTAGGTGGAAACCTTGGTTTCAATTTATCAAACACTTTAACTGCAACTCTATTAACAGTTGATGCAGAAAAATTATTAAAAATTAATAGAATTACAGTTGCAAACGTAGATGGATCATCAGCAGCAAATGTAGATTTATTTATAGATGGTTTAACAACTGCAGGCGCATCAGGTATTACTGCAACAGGTGCCGACGCAACAGTTTATTTAGCAAAAACAGTTTCAGTCCCAGCAGACGCAACTTTAGTACTTTCAGATACACCAATATATTTAATGGAAGGTGACATTCTTAAAGGTGGAGCTAGTGCTACGGGTGACCTAGATTTATTTATTTCATACGAAGTATTAGACGACGCATAGGAGGTAACCGATTATGGCTAATGGCGGAATAATTGGACCACCGAACGCAGTTACACCAGCAGTGTGTGCGGCAGCAAACGCAGTTTCAATAACAGGATCAGGAACTTATACTAAAACAGCAGCAGCACCTAGCACAGTTGATCTTGTAGTAGTTGCAGGTGGTGGTGCAGGAGGACCTGAAGGCGGTGGTGGTGGTGCAGGTGGTTTAGTTTATATAGCTTGTTTTCCTTTAGCAGCAGATGCAACACCAGTTACAATTGGTGGTGGTGGAACTGCAGGCGGTCCCAGTTCTTGTGGACCTGGTAATAATTCAGTTTTTGGAGATGGAACTAATCCAGTAACTGCCCTTGGTGGTGGCGGTGGTGGAGGTTCTGGAGGACCTGTTGGAAGAAACGGTAATCCAGGTGGTTCTGGTGGAGCAGGTTCAAGAAATAATCCAGTAGGATCAGCAACTCAAGGAGACATATCAGGTTTTCCAGGCTCAGGTTTTGGTAATCCAGGTGGTGGATCACAACCTACTTTTCCTCAAGTAGGAGGAGGTGGCGGTGGTGCTGGTGGTAACGCTGGACCAACTTCTAATGGATTTGGAGGTGTTGGAAAAGGAAGTCCTACTATACCTTGGATGCCTAATTGTGTTGGACAATGTTCATTCCTCGGAGGAGGAGGCGGAGGTTTCAGAGGTAACCCTCCTGAAAATCTTGTTGGTGGTGACGGTGGTGGTGGAACAAATACTACTGGATATTGTGGACCACAACCAGGACACAGTGGAACAGTAAATACTGGTGGTGGCGGAGCTGGTGGTGGTAGTAGTTTTGGTTTTGGTGGTTCTGGTATGATAGTTGTTCAAGAGAAGGCTTATTCAATACCAGCAAAAGCGCCTGGTGTTTGGTCAATGGCTAGTGTTTACGCAAATGTAAAAGCTGGTAATTGGACTAATTAATGAATATTGACAATAAGTTTAAAGTAAAATATATAAGATAACAGGAGTAATAACATGGCACACTTTGCAGAATTAAAATCAAAAACAGATCCAACAGGATTTACCTCTGATACCCATCAAGTTGTTGAAAGAGTAGTTGTTGTAGGAAATGATGTAGTTCCTTCAGATATGCACGTTGATGGAGAAACATGGTGTGTTAATTTTTTTAAAGGTGGAACTTGGAAACAAACTTCTTACAATTCAAATTTTAGAAAACAATACGCAGGAATCGGAATGGTTTATGATCCTGTAAAAGATAAATTTTTAGGTGCACAACCATATGCATCATGGTCATTAGATGATAATGACGATTGGCAAGCACCAATTACATATCCTTCAATCGTAGAAGAAGAAGGTTTTTTCTATGGAATTTATTGGAACGAAGATACTTATAATGCTGACAACACAACAGGTTGGCAAGCAACTAAATCAAACGATACAGCGGAAACACCAACAATTTACAATTGGAACGGCACAGCTTGGGTGTCCGCATAGGAGGACATTTAAATGCCAAGTACTAGATCGAGCTCACAAAATGGTGGAGTAATTGGAAAAGTAAATAATGCTTCTTTTGGTAAATGTACTACTACAACTAAAACATCTTCAGGATGTCTTTCATTACAAACAGGAACAAGGCTAGTTGATTATCTAGTAGTTGCTGGAGGAGGAGGTGGAGGAGTATCAAATGGTGGTGGTGGAGGTGCTGGAGGTTACAGAACTTCTGGTTTTGGTCCTTCCCCTTTACAAGGTAGTTCTATTGCCGCTTGTGGAACAGTTGCAGTGACAGTTGGAGCAGGAGGTTCTGGAGCACCAGGGCCAGGTTCTAATGTTGGGTCTGCAGGTAATAATTCAGTTTTTGCATCAATAACATCAGCGGGTGGCGGTAGAGGTGGAAATAATACTTCTCCTGCAACAGGTGGTGATGGAGGTTCAGGTGGTGGCGGAACTGGTGGTTTTTTTAGTAATCCATGTCAAGGTGCCGGTGGTAGTGGAGATACTCCGGATGTAACTCCAGATCAAGGAAATGATGGTGGTAGAGGATCTCCAGGAACTGCATCAAGAGACGCAGGTGGTGGAGGTGGTGGAGCTAGCGCAGTAGGTGCAGATGGTGGTTGTAGTGGACCAGCTGGTACTGGTGGTGCTGGGGTAGCAAATAATATTACAGGTAGTTGTGTAACTTACGCAGGTGGTGGAGGTGGTGGAAAAAAATCTCCAGGAACTGGTGGTTCTGGTGGTGCTGGTGGTGGAGGAGCAGGAGGTACAAGTGGTGGATCCGCAGGATGTGCTAACACAGGTGGTGGAGGCGGCGGAGGTGGTACTCCAGGAACTGGCGGTGCCGGTGGCTCAGGAATCGTAGTCATAAAAGAATTAAATGCAGCAAGTGGTGTGTGGTCAATGCAAAGTCAATTTCAAGCACGAACAGAAGATACATGGCCAGAGTTTGGTTTTAATGTAGATTATTTAGTAGTAGCAGGTGGTGGTTCTGGTGGTGGTGGAGCTGGAGGTAACAGATCAGGTGGTGCCGGTGGTGCCGGAGGTTATAGAGCTTCTGGTTATGGCCCAAGTCCATTACAAGGAAATAGTTTATTTTTAACAGGTGGAGATCACACTGTTACAGTTGGAGGTGGTGGAGCTGGTGGAGAAGGTAGTCCAAATCAAAGTGATGGTAATGATTCAACACTTGCAACAATTACATCAGCAGGTGGAGGATCAGCCGGAACAGGAAATGCTGGTGGTTCTGGTGGTGGTAAAGGTCCTTTTGGTGGTCCCCCAGGTCATGCTGGTAACACTCCCCCAACAGATCCCCCACAAGGTAACCCTGGTGGTGGTGGATTTAGTCAAGGAGCTGTTCCAGGAGTTTTTTCTGGTGGTGGAGGTGGTGGAGCTACAGCAGCTGGAAGTAATGCAAGTTCTGGTGGTGGTGGAGCTGGAGGTGCAGGTGCACCAAATACAATTTTAGGACCTGCTACAACTTATGCTGGTGGTGGAGGTGGAGCAGCTCAAGGTGATGGAACACCTGCTTCTCCTGGAGCTGGTGGAGCTGGCGGTGGTGGTCCAGGTGGTAAATCAAATACTGCTCCTTCAACAAGTGCTGGAACTAATGGAACTACTAACACTGGTGGTGGAGGTGGTGGAGCTGCCAATGATAATGGTCCAGGTGGTAATGTAAGTTCTGGTTCAGGTGGATCGGGTATAGTTATTGTTAGAGCACCTAGTGCTGCTACTTTAGCAGTATCTCCTGGAACAAATTCAACATCCACTCACCCTGGTGGAGATAAATTAGCTACATTTACAGTTTCTGGAACATTGACAATTTCATAACAGATGTTAAAACAAGTTCATAAAGATATATGAACTTAATAAATTATTACTGGTACTTTCCATCAGCAATTCCTTCTAGGATTTGTGATGACATTGCAAGATACGGAAAATCTTTACAAGATCAAATGGCAGTTACTGGTGGTTATGGTAAAAAAAAATTAAATCAAAAACAAATTAAAGATCTAAAAACAAAAAGAGATTCTAATATTGTTTGGATGAGTGATAGATGGATCTATAAAGAAATACAACCATATGTTCATAGAGCAAATGCTAATGCTGGTTGGAATTTTCAATGGAGTTTTAGTGAATCTTGTCAATTTACAAAATATACTAAAGGTCAATATTATGATTGGCATTGTGATAGTTGGGATAGACCTTATCAAAAAGAACAGGATGATCCTATTAACGGAAAAATTAGAAAGCTATCTGTAACAGTAACTTTATCAGATCCAAAAGAATATAAAGGAGGAGAGTTAGAATTTGATTTTAGACAAAATGATCCAGACAAACCTAGAAAACCAATTAAATGTAAAGAAATATTACCTAAAGGATCTTTAGTTGTATTTCCTTCTTTTGTATGGCATAGAGTATGCCCAGTAAAAAGTGGAGAAAGAAAAAGTTTGGTTATTTGGAATTTAGGATGGCCATTTAAATAAAGTAGAAATATGAAAAAGAAAAAAAACATTAAATATCCAAAAGAATTAACAAGAGAAGATTTTTTTAAATGTCCAATATGGTTTGCTAAAGAACCATCGTTTGTAGATTCATTAAATAAAGCATCTGATAAATACATAAAAGAATCACAAGACATTTTAAAACCAACAATAAAAAAAAGAAATAAAAAACATGGTGATAAAAAAGATATGGGTCATGTGTTTCATTCAAAATCATTAATTGGTGATCCTAACTTTGAAGATTTACAAAACTATGTTGGAGCAACTTCACATAATTTATTAGACGAAATGGGATTTGATTTAACAAATCATCAAATATTTATTACAGAATTATGGGTACAAGAATTTGCTAAAAGTGGTGGTGGTCATCACACTTTACACACACATTGGAATGGACACATATCTGGTTTTTATTTTTTAAAAGCTAGTGAAATAACATCTTTGCCAATGTTTGAAGATCCAAGACCTGGAAATCTTATGAATCTTTTACCAGAAAAAGATAAGACTCAGGTAACGTATGCTTCATCACAAATTGTTTATAAAGTAGAACCTGGAACAATAATATTTTTTCCATCGTATATGCCACATCAATATATTGTAGATTTAGGTTATGAACCATTTAGATTTATACATTGGAACTGTCAGGCAATACCTAAAAATGTTTTAAATGTTAGTAAATAAAAAAATTATTATAGATCCATCTTTAGAGGGTAAACCTTTTCAAGTTATGATGGCATGGGAAAAACCATACATGGAACATTTAATTAAAAAATTAAAACCTAAAGGAGATGTTTTAGAAATAGGTTTTGGTTTAGGTTATTCTGCTTCTGCAATACAAAAATACAATATAACATCACACACTATTATTGAGCCTTTTTTAATTAAAGAACTTAAAACGTGGGCTAAAAAACAAAAACATAAAGTTAATATTGTTAAAGGTTATTGGCAAAAAGAATTAAAAAACCTAGGTAAATTTGATTGTATATTTTTTGATGATGCTCCTACGGATACATATAAAGATAAAACTAATATTAGACTTTATAAATTTATTTATGAATTGTTAAATAATCATGTAAATAAAAATGCAAAGCTTACATGGTTTTGTGGAGAACCTATTCATTTTTTATGTCATCCTAATTTATCTTGGGACTTAGAAGAATATAAAATTGGTATACCTAAAGATTGTAAATATGTTACTGGCGATACTTTGTACGTGCCTTTAATAAAATTTAAAAAAGGTATTGTAAACGCTTACAATCAAAAAGCATTAAATAATAAATTTGAATTAGAAAGAATAAATTAAAATGATAAAAGAAAAAAATTGTATAATAAAACCAGATGATTTAAAAATAATTAATAATTTAATACTTGAAGAAAAAATTTCTTTTACGTTTAAAAATAATAGTACACCTAGATTTGTTAAAAAAGATTTTTACTTTGAACATTGTATTATAGAAAGAAAAGAAACAGCAATTAATGAAAATAGAAACAAATCAATTTACATTGAAAATTTTTTAAGAGTTTTTGTTCATATTTTTTCTAAATTTAAAATAAAAAAAGCTGAGATATATAGAGCAGCAATAAATTTAACAGTCAATAATTCTGTAAAAAAATGTTCTATTCACTATGATCATTATTATGAACATAAACAAATATTAATTTATTTAAATGATTGTGATGAAAATGCTAAAACGGTTTTATTAAATAAAAATAATAAAAAACTAAAAGAAATAACACCTAAAAAAAACAAAGGTGTTTTATTTGACTATTTACCTCACTACCACTATTTTCCTAAAACAGGATATAGGTTAGTTATGGTAATAACATTTAAAGAAAAGGAGAAATAATATGTCATTTAAAAATAACAAATACACAGTATTAAAAAAAGCTATATCACCTGAGTTAGCTGATTTTGTTTACAAATATTTTTTAAACAAAAGAAATGTTGCAAGGGTATTATTTGATGAAGGGTATATCTCACCTTTTACAGAATATTGGGGTATTTGGAACGATGATCAAGTTCCTAATACTTATTCACACTATGGTGATACAGTAATGGAAACTTTATTGACAGAAGTAAAACCAGTAATGGAAAAACACACTGGACTTAAATTAAGTCCTACATATTCCTATGCAAGAATATATAAACAAGGTGATGTATTAACTAGACATAAAGATAGATATTCATGTGAGATATCTACCACATTAAATTTAGGTGGTGATCCATGGCCTATATATCTAGATCCAACAGGTAAAAAAGGTCAAGCAGGAGTTAAGGTAGAACTTAATCAAGGAGATATGTTAATATATTCTGGTTGTGATCTAGAACATTGGCGAGAAGAATTTAAAGGTAAAGACTGTGGTCAAGTATTTTTGCATTATAATAAAGCTAATTCTAAAATGGCTAAAGAAAATTATTTAGATGGAAGGCCGATAATAGGATTACCTGCTTTCTTTAAAGGTTTTAAATTGACAAAAAATAAAAAATAATCTATACATTAGGCTTGCAGGGGGATGATCCACCACAGATTCCCTCTGCTTAAAACCTATTGAAATCACCCACAATCTGATATAACACCTAATAAACAGGTTTTAATATATGCTACAAAAGTTAGGTTTTTTACCCGGATTCAATAAACAAGTTACATCTACTGGAGCTGAGTCTCAATGGACAGGTGGACAAAATGTGCGTTTTAGATATGGTACTCCTGAAAAAATAGGTGGTTGGTCACAGTTGGGTGAGTCTAAACTTACTGGAGTAGCAAGAAAACTTCATCATTTTGTTAATTCAGCATCAACTAAATTTGCAGCCATAGGCACAAATAGAATATTGTATGCATACTCTGGAGGTGTGTTTTATGATATACATCCTTTAGTTAACCCATCAGGTACAGCTCTTACAAATTGTTTTAGTACTACTAATAATTCACCTACTGTTACTATAACGTTTTCAGGAACAACAACGTTTCAAGCAGGAGATATTATTTTATTTGGAGACGCTTCTACGTTTTCGTCTATAACAAATTCTAATTTTGGAGCAGCTGATTTTGCTGACAAAAAATTTATGGTAACAAGTGTACCAACAAGTTCTAGTATTACAATTACGATGCCTAGTAGTGAAACAGGAAGCGGTGCTACTTTATCTGGAGGCATAACTTTTTTTCAATATTACCATGTAGGACCGGCTGAACAATTAGGTGCTTTTGGTTGGGGTATATCATTATGGGGTGGAACTATATTAGGAGCAGCTACAACTACTTTAGATGGAGCTATTACAGGTACAAGTGGTGGTAATAATAGTTCTGCAACAGAAATAACATTAACTAGTGTTACAGGATTTCCAACAACAGGAACTAATTTTGTTCAGATAGGCTCAGAAGAAATATCCTACACTGGTATTACAGGAACTAAATTAACAGGTATTGGTAGAGCAGCTAGAGGAACTACAGCTACTACACATTCTAATGGAGCAACAGTAACAAATACATCTCAGTTTACAGGATGGGGTTCGCCAGCAGCCAACACCGATAAAGTTACAGATCCTGGTTTATGGGCTCTTGATAATTTAGGAGCTAAACTTATTGCATTAATCGTAGGTGGTTCAGCATTTGAATGGGATGGTGATGCAGCTAACGCTACATCAACAAGAGCAACACTTATTACAGGTGCACCAACAGCGTCACGTGATATGCTAGTATCTACAACTGACAGACACTTAATATTTTTTGGAACTGAAAAAACTATTGGAGATCCAACAACACAAGATGATATGTTTATTAGGTTTTCTTCTCAAGAAAATATAAACGATTATACACCTACAGCAATCAATAGTGCTGGTACACAAAGACTGGCCGACGGATCACGGATCATTGGAGCTACGGTTGGTAGAAATGCAATATATGTTTGGACTGATACAGCGTTATTTACAATGCGTTTTGTAGGAACACCTTTTACATTTGCATTTGAACAAGTAGGAACTAACTGTGGTTTGATCGGTATGAATGCAGCTGTTGAAGTTGATGGTGCTGCGTACTGGATGTCTGATAATGGTTTCTTTAGATACACAGGTAAACTAGAATCTATGGACTGTTTAGTTGAAGATTATGTTTATGATGATTTAAACACAACATCTAATCAATTAATATATTGTGGTATTAACAATTTGTTTGGAGAAGTTGTTTGGTTTTATCCAACATCTACGTCTAACGTAAATAATAGAGCAGTCTTTTATAGTTATTTAGATTCAACAGCTAAACGTCCTATATGGTTTTCAAACGATAGTACTCTTTTTGCAAGAAGTACTTGGGAAGATTCTGCTGTATTTGGGTTACCACATGCAACAAAATACAATGCAAGTGATGATAACTCTTTTGATGTAGAGGGTAATACAGATGGAGTTACAACATATTTTGAACATGAAACAGGTGTCAATCAATTAGAAGCTGGAGCTGTTACAACAGCAATACCGGCTGATATTACTTCTGGAGATTATGATATTACACAAAAAGTTGTTAGAGGAGCTCAAACTAGTTTAGGTGATCTTAGAGGAGATGGTGAAAACATTATGCGAGTTAGTAGAATTATACCTGACTTTATTGCTCAACAAGGTAATACAGTTGTGCAATTAGATTTACGAAACTATCCTAATAACACAGCAGCTAGTTCGTCTTTAGGACCATTTACAATTACATCAGCTACGACTAAAGTAGACACTCGTGCAAGAGCAAGAGCCGTAGCTCTTACAATAAAAAATACTGCAGTAGATACAAGTTGGAAACTTGGAACTTTTAGATTAGACATACATGCTGGAGGAAGACGATAATGTCAATTACAAGATTACAACAAGCTAGACAAATGTATAGATATGGTGGTGGAGCTGATATGGGTAGCACTGGTAGTAGCACTGGATCATCGGGTCCAGCAGGAGGAGCATCGGCTGGAGGAAATTATGGTGGAAATAGTTCTGGTGGAACAGCTCCTGGTGGTATGAGTAATACAGGAGGAAATAAAGTAGATGTAGGTTTTCAAAATGCAATAAGAGATCAACAAAGAAGACAAGATACAATTGACAAAAGTCAAGATCCTAATTTTGGTCAATTTTTTGGTACTAGAGTTCCTACTTATGAACCACCTACTTTTGGTGAAAGACTTGGTCAAGGAGTTGGAAACTACATAAAAGGTGGTGGTATGATTGGTATGATTGCTAAAGGACTTGGTAGTTTATTTGGTGACCTTACTAGTCCTAAATCATTTGAAGATCAATATGGTTATGCAACAGATTATCAAGGATCAAAAAGTCCATCAAGAGTTATTGATTTTGGACCAGAAGGAGGAAATGATAGTAATAATCAAGAATTATATGCTACAACAAATCAATACACTGCTCCAAAATTTATTGAAGAAGAAGGTATTGAAACATTAGTAAATAATCCAGATTTTGTACAAAGGTTTAGAGTAAAGAATCCGTATCGACAAGATAAACAGGGTCAATTAGATCCACAAATTATGGAAATGATAAGTAAGTTATACACATAATGGCAAAGATAGTACAAACATTAACTAGAGCAAGCTCAGAATATAAAGAGGATGTAGCACAATCTCTAATTAGAGATTTAGATGCTGTGTTAGAAAAATTAAATACAACGTTTCAAGAAGAAATAAAACAGGAGATTGAGGCTAGAAGTCTCTTTTTAGATTAATGGCAGTAATAAACGAATACAAATTTGTAGGACTAAATGCTAACACAGACAACACGGAAAAAAATCCGTTTGGTGCTAATAATCCTTTAGTTAGTGAAACATATATTATTAAATCTATTTTAGTTACGTCTGCTGGAACACCTACTCCAACAGTAACTAATAATGGTATAGTAGTTATAAAGGCAGCACAATTAACTGCTGATACTACAGTCGAATTATTAACCCAACCTTTGATAGTTGTGGGAGGAACTACATTAACTATTAAAGCAGGTAGTGCAGACGCATTTACATTTGGCGTTAGCTATCTAAACATTAAGAAGGAAGTAACAACATAATGATTGAACTAACACCAGAAAAAATAATAACTACAATTAAAAATAAAAAAACAGGAGAGGTATACGAGACTGAAGAGGCTTTAAAAGCTGCAAATATCCCAGAAGAAGACGTGCAAAGAGACGTAACAGTTATCATGCCACCTCTTGATTTAATGGGAAAAACACAGTAAAGTGGCAAAACCATGGCAATAACAGATATACAAATTTCAGAAGAACTAGAGACTAACGCACCATCTATTAAATATAAAGGTAATGAAGGTCCTAAATCTCCACAAGAACAGATGCAAATGGCTGATGCTTTGTTACAAGAAGAGTATGAAAAATATGTATTTGATCTATTAGAAATTAGACCTGAAGCAACACCTATGTCATTCGAAGAATTTAGACAAATGGTTCTTGCAGAAGGACAAATGTCTGGTGGTCAACCATTACCACAAGATCCAACTAAACCAGTTAATCCTTTTGCACCTAAACCAACAGGACCAACTTTACCTAACAGACAGATGGCAGCCTATGGTGGTATCATGGGTCTAGATGGTAGACGTCAATATGGTCTTGGAAGTTTTTTAAAAAAAACAGTTAGAAAAATTATACCTAATGAAGTAGCAGATATTGCAGTTAAAGCTGCACCATTTATTGCACCGTTTAATCCACTAGCTGCAGCAGTAGCAGGTGGTCTTGGAACATTCGATCAAACAGGAAGTATTAGTGGTGGTCTTAAATCAGGATTAAAAAATTATGCTTTAGGTCAAGGAGCTAGATATTTAGGTGGAGCAGATTTTCAAGGATTACAAAATCCATTTACTAGAGATGCATTTAGTATGCCAACAGGTAGTGGTGGTATAAAAAATTTATTTAAAGAAAAAGCAACTATATCAGAAGGTATACCTCGTATAAGTGGTAATGAAGTAGGAGGAGAACAATTTGTTTTTGGTGGTGATGATGCATTAGGTGGAGAAATGATGACTACTGGACCTAAAGTAGCCTCTAAAGTTGGAGTAGAAGCTGCTCAAGAAGCAGCAAACAGAACATTACCTAAAAAAATTATGGATTCTTTATCTAAAGCAGGTCTAGGAAACAACCTTGTTACAGGTCTTTTAGCTGGTGGTTTAGGAGCTAGTGCTCTTATGGGTAATATGGAACCAGAAGAAATACAAGATTTACAAAGAGGTGAAGGTTTAGATATAGAAGGTATTAGAGCAGAAGTAATAGAAGCTATGAAAGACCCAAGCGGTGAAGCATTAGAAGCTATTAGAATTAAATATCCTTTCCTTGGAACACAAAGATCTAAAAATATAGATGCTATGGGAAAAGCTATGGGTGGTAGAATAGGATTTGAAGAGGGTGGTGATACTTACGAAATAAAAATAAAAGAGTTAATGGATCAAGGTTTAAGTAGAGAATTAGCTGAAGTAATAGTTGATTCTGGAATATCTAAAGAAATGTTTACTATACCGGAGAAAAAAGCTATGGGTGGTAGAATAGGATTTGCTGATGGAACAAAACCTTCGGCAGAAGAAAACACACCCTCTCAAGAAATTATTAATAAACAAATAAAACAAATACAACAGATGTCTAATATGGGAGCGGATATTGATACTATTAAAACAATTACAGGAGCTTCTGATGAATTAATATCGATGTATTTTGGAAAAGCTATGGGTGGTAGAATAAGCAGAGCCGAAGGTGGATTAATGGACCTTGGCGGTATGGAAAAAGATTATAGAGCTGAAGGTGGGTTTGTACCTATAGGAAAAGCAGAAAAAGCTGACGATGTACCTGCAAGATTAAGTGTAAATGAGTTTGTATTTACTGCAGATGCTGTTAGAAACGCAGGTGGTGGAGATATAGATAAAGGGGCAGAAGTTATGGAAAACATGATGAAACATTTAGAAGGCGGAGGACAAGTCTCACAAGAATCACAAGGTATGAGTGGTGCTAGAGATATGTTTGAAGTTTCGGAAAGATTAAGCGAGGTAGTATAATGGCTGTACAACAAACACAAATGCTTCCACCACAATATGTGGAAGATTTACAAAAAGATTTAGGAACACAATTAACAGCATTAACTGCTGCACCACTAGATACATCTAAATTTGCACCTACAGTTGCTGGCCAAGATCAAGCACAACGAGATGCTTACACAATGGCTACAACACAAGGTCAAGGTATTGGTTCGTTTGCACCTTATATTACACAAGCAGGAGCATATTCAGGACCAAGTGGTTATCAATCTTTTATGTCTCCGTATCAACAAGATGTTATTGATGCAACATTACAAGAGTATGACACACAAGCAGCTCAAGGGTTACAAGGTATAGCAGATCTTGCAACACGAACAGGAAATTTAAGTGGTGGTAGAGAAGGTGTTATGAGAGCACAATATCAAAACAAATCAGATTTAAATAGAGCACTATTACAATCAGGATTATTACAACAAGGATTCACACAAGCTAATCAATTAGCTAACCAAGCTTTCGGTCAACAACAAGCTTTAGCTCAACAAGTTCCACAATTATATGGAGCAGATGTAAATACTTTAAGATCAGCGGGCGC